TCTTTCATAAAAATAGGTGAGCGGCTTAGAACTTGTAACCACTATAGATTCCCATTGACTTTTTTTCTGCATATTAACCCCTTATCGTTTGGTTGGTTTTCGTACTGATATTTTATATTCACTATTTGCTTGCAGCCCAATCGGTAACTTATCAGGATTCTCCTCAATAAATTGCCTCATGTTTGTTTGTTGGATACGAGCCTCAAGCAAATGTAAAGCGTCGTTATCCTTTATGAACTGATGCATTTCCTCCCAATCAGTAGTCCAGTACCTAGTACTTACTCTACGTGATACCGTACCTTCCTTAGTCTTGTAGCTATCTAGATTAGAGTCGTTGCAGAACTCTAATAACTTACTACTAACCATATCTTGTTGCTCTCGTAGCTGTGCTATCTCTTCCTTATGCGCTAACTCTTTCTCACTTATAACACCACGTATCTTTCTATACGCGGCAACGTACTTCTCTATTTCATTTTCCATTTTTTATGTACCCCCTAGTCCATAAATACTCTCTTGTAGGGACTGCTCCCGCAAACATCAACTCTCGCTCGGTGTATCTAATAGCGTTGAGCCAAGTGCTCTCTGGCCCGACATACTCAACTTCTTGAGCTTTTGTTTGCCTATAAGTGGGTACAAAAATCTTATTCCCTAATTTAAAGCACCGAGTAAACGTTCTACCTAAAGTGTCACGCTCCCAAGATTCTTCTTTGAGTTTCTTTTCGTCTTGCATGTGTACAGATTTACTAGCCATAAATGACCCCCTTGTGTTGTTTGAACTAACAAGTATACCAGTTAAATTTACAATGTCAAAACTATTCTGATACTTCTTGTCTATATAGGTCGATAATTTGGGAGTGGTTCCCAATCTTGTTACGTAGCATTGAATACAATCGGTTTTCAACATCGCTCCCTTGTATATGCACAATAGTCATAGCGTTTTGTTGGCCCGGTCTATCAATACGTGCGTTAGCTTGTAGATAGGTTTCAACACTAGTAACTGGCGCATACCAAATGATTGTATTTGCAGCTGTTAAAGTTAAGCCGTGTGAAGCGGCTTGCGGTTGGATAATTAAAACTCTTGGGTCTTCTTCAGTTTGAAACTTAGTAATTCTTTCAGATCTTTTATTTAACGACACCGCGCCATTAATGACCGCACAAGTGATGTTATTCTTTTCTAGTTGTACTTTTAATAGCTCTATGGTGTGAGTAAACGGCACAAAGATAAGAACTTTATGTGAGGACTCTTCGATCACCTCTAATATAGCGTTAATCCTATTAGATACATCAAACTCAATAACTTCTTTCTCGTCTGAATAAACCGCACCACCGGATATCTGTAACAGTTTGTTTATGTTAGTCGCGGCGTTTACAGCCGATACTTGTTCTCCACCTGCCTCCATAACCATTTGTTTCTTTAACTTAGCGTAGTACTTTTTCTGTTGCGGAGTTAAAGGTGCTTCACGCTCTACAAAAGTTACAGGCGGTAAGTCTAAACATTGATCTTTTTCAAACCGTATCGCGGGTTGTAGTGCTTTATGCACCACATCTTTAGCATTGGATTTAGGTATCCACTTAAACTGAGATATCTTGTACATCACTTGGTCTCGAAACTGCCCGAAAAATTTTGGTGTTTTATCAGGGTTGACTAGCTTCGCAAGTCCAAAAGCATCTACAGGTGATTGAGCCGCTGGAGTACCAGTAAGCATCCATAGCCATTCGGGTTTGGTTGTTATACGTTTAAGTATCTTCCAACGATTAGTCTGTGGGTTCTTATAAGCATTGGCTTCATCCACAACGATTAGATCAAAGCCACCTTTCTTTATATCGTCTTCGACTACGCCTACACCATCAAAGTTAATGATGACAAAATCAGACCCTGCGTTAATAATTTTCTTACGCGTTTGAGCACTACCATGAGCCACACTACAACTACGGTGCATAGCAAACTTAAACAAGTCTTCTTGCCACGCCGACTTCATGATTGATAGGGGGCAAATGACTAGCACTCGCTTAATAAGCCCAAGTTTCATTAAGTAATCAGCACTCCATATAACCGATGCTGTCTTACCTGTACCTTGCTCGTTAAAACAAAATGCTTTCTTGTTTAGTGTTAAAAACGAAGACGTATCACGTTGATGGTCATAGGGTTCAAACTTCCCTGTCCATTCGTAGTCTCTTTTTATGGGCGATGGCACATTAAGTATACGCAACTTCGCCAACTCTTGGGACTCTTGAAAGCCCCATTTAATCGCTATATTAAAAATATCCCCCTCCTGACTAATTACCTTGCTGTTTTGAATTCGCTCTGTTACTAACTCTGGACGCCTTGTGCGTATTAAAAGAGCCTTATCGTTTATTATTTCCACGTCGTTTTCGCTCCTTTGGACTAGTCTCTGATACCAAACCTTTTTTAGAGTTTCGATCAAAGCTACGATTAGCACTGGAGCTAGTAACCCTAGTGCCGTCTTTGTTAGTACCCCCTTTTGATATAGCCTTGTTATGTGCTACATCTTTTTTATCACCTTTCTTTACTGACCCGTTCTTCAGGGCTTTGCGTCTTGCTTTGTTACGCATTGCTCGGTTCTTCTTTTGCTCTTCAGTGCCTTGATATGTGTCGTATTCCTTCTTGTAGTTACGTTTTTTTCTCATGGGAATGTCCTTATCTAGTGTTATGCTCACATGATACCACGGGACAAAATCTACACAGCGGCCCCGATACAGCATTCCATACAGCTGTTTGTTCTGCTGTATCTAGCCTATCTAGAGTCGGCTCAAACGTATTAATGTACTTGCTCATGTGCTCTCTATAGTGATTTTTTCTAATTAAATCGCCACTTACGACAAATAGTAAAGCAGACTTAATGGTATCTACTTCAGGAAACTCTACAAACAAACCTCCGGCAACTAAATCTAATTGTTTAGTATCCGCATATCTAGCGTTCTTACTTGTTTTATAATCAATCGAGTAAGCTGTATTGCCGTTTATTATCACTACGTCAGCAATACCACGCCACCAAACGTCTTTGCCCAAGAACTTACATGTTTCGTACCCGTCCTCAGTTTTCTTAAGCCCCATCTTATGTTCTGTGTATTTATCCCCCTTTTGTTTAGCTATTCTTTCTACTACTTTTCGTATATAAGCAAACTTCTCTGGTATTGGAGTACCGTCTTTAACATAATCCTCCGCAGCTTGATGAACTTCTTGCCCATATATAGTTGCTTGACTGCCCGAATCTTTAATATCTTTCAGTACTTTTAAGTGGTAATACTTCTTTGGGCATTGCTCAAACGTTTTAATTGATGAATACGACCATGCAGTTGACATACTTAACCTTATGACTATTAAACATATTTAGTTATAGCATATATTAATTACATTGTGCGGACTTAGTATGTACCTTATAAAGCCACCTGCTAGCAGATGCCCAAAATAAATGCGGACTTAGTATGTACCTTATTTTTCCGATTCCTCAATCAACTTTTCCAAGTAATGCATAGCTTTCTTTAAGTCCTCAACGCCGTTCTTATCCCAACATCGAGCGACATACTTGATAATATTGCCACGAAGAAAGCCTTTAAACTCCTCCTCGGACATCCAAGACTTCATAGCTTTCCAAGGCTGTAGCCCCATGTTCATGTAGTGATCGCCCCCGATTTGTTTCTTATCAGCTTTCTGTGTGTAAGTGTGGTCGAAGGACGTACCTACTGAGTGTAATAAAGAATCGTAAACTGTCTGCCCATCAAAATCGTCTTCCGTCATGCTAATTGCCCTCCTGATTTCATTAAGTCTCCACCAAATACATGCGTACCTGTATGGTCTAGTTTAATAGCGGGATGTGCATAGATTTGACCGCCATGTTTTCGCCACAACTCACAGAAGTGGTAGTCTTCAGATAGCAAAGCACCTGTATCATCAATGCTCGTATCAAAGAACTGATATGTGGTTGGGTGTATGTACTCACCATCTGAGTCTCTAAACGATGTCCGTCTGTACGTAGGCACATGGTCTTTTAGTTTCTCAAGTACACTACGTTTGATTAGCATAAAGCCTGTACCACCATGCCGTACCTCGATAACACCTGACTCATCTACTTCTGCATGATCACCTTGCGCTCCCATCATGTTAAGAACAAAAGAACCGCTGTACTCTGCTAAGTTGCTTTTACCCGCTTGAGCCGCTCTGGATACTGAGTCCCATGCAATCTCTTTCTTTGAGTACACGCCACACACTACATCTTTATCTGCTAGTAGTAGAGCAGGGATAGCGTCCTTCGGGAATGTAATGTCAGCATCGATGAACATCAAGTAGTCAGCATCACGTTCAAGAAACATCCTAGCCAAGTCATTACGCCCACGAGTTATTAGACTCTCGTTCATTAGCGTAGCTATATAGGTTTCACACTTCAAGCTAGTCAACGTCTGCCATGCACCTAGTAAGCTAAGCGCATACCCTCCTGTACACATACCACCGTACATCGGGGTTGCAATCATTATTTTTGGTTTTTTAGCGTCCATTTCTCCTCCTCTAAAATAATGGCTTGACGCATCAAATGTCCATCGACTGATAAGTCCATCGCTTTCTTTTTAGCTTCTTCATACTTCTTAGAATTCATCAAGTCTTGTACTTCTTTTAAGTGCTTCTTAACGTTTAACCAGTGCTCACTCCAATCTATATACTCACTCATTTACAACTCCCATAGGTTTTTCCATCAAAAGCCTCACAATCGAGGGGTAATTCTTGTGCCCAAGTAGGGCGTGTCTTCATTACTTTCTCTACAAACTTCTTTGCTTCTTTTACTTCTTCGTTAGGCACAATACATGCGATCGCGTCATGCACCGTCATCACTACCTTGTACTTCTTAGCAATGCCAAGTAACTGCTCACCAATAACAATACGCGCCAATGCCTGACACACATTCTCTATAACCTTTCCTCCATATATTCTATTAGGGATAACTGTTCTGCCCCTACGTGTGTCGTATACAATTTCAGTTTTACCCTCTTCAGAGTCTTGCCTACGTAAGTTTGGATACTTTATATATAGGTTGTTTGGTAGACGTATACCTTTTTCATCTACAGACAGCACGTTCCATTTACCTAACGATGAACCAAAACCATCCATAATCCCTTCCAAAGTATTATTACCATCGCGCCACAACATAGGTATCCATTGATACGTGTCTCGATATACAGAAATAATACGTTTGCACTCATCTTCATCTAGCTCTACACCAAAGTTTTTAAGTTGAGCCTGAAACTTCATCGCGCCCATACCATAACCCGCACCAAGAATCGTAGTCTTACCAACAAACCGTTCGTTCTGATCTATCTGATCTACTGGCTTACCGTATATGCTACTAGCCATAATCTTGTATACATCATCACCTCGATCAAACGCTTCAACCAAATCGTTCTGCTCAGCTAGCCATGCAAGAGTACGCGCCTCAATTTGAGATAAGTCACAGTCAATCATTGTGTAGCCAGTAGGCGCACAGATCGCATCTTTTAAAGGGGACTTACGTGGTAAGTTCTGCATGTTTACTTTGTCATCCCCACCCCATCGACCTGTGTGAGCCGCATAATATCTTAAGGGTATTGGAATAGTCCCACGCATAGCGATGTTGATAAACCGCTCAGTTCTAGTTTCTTCAATGGTGGACTTTACACCTAGCCGAGCAGACACAAGAGCTTGCACTATTTCGTTGTCATGCCCCAATAAGTTTCTAAACTCTTCGTCTGACTTAGCGAACGCAAAAGTTTCTTTGCCCGTTGTCGGGCTAATCTTCATAGGTGGTGTCACACCGTGTTCTTTTAACAACTCAGCAAACTTAGGGTTGCTCATGATCTGTTTGCGGTCAGCCGTAATCTTATCCATCAACTCGGCTTTCTTTTTCTTTACCCCTTCTAAGTGAGCACCCAATACATCTACGTCTAGTTCTAGTACTGGTTCAGTAAACATACGTAGGGTGAGATCAATTAGCTTTGCTTCTGTCTTGTTTATGTTGGGTAGCAGAACACCGAACAACTTCTCGGTTAGGTCAACGTCTTGAATGCAGTAGCTTGCGTACCTAGATAAACTCGCGTCATCAAAATCTATACGGCGTTTACCTAGCGCGTTGATTACTTCGTCGCCCTTTGCGCCAAGGTGATAGTAAGAGCATAGAGCCTTAAGGCTTCCACCCACCTCGATAGAATGTATTGCCCTCGACATGGATAACGTATCCGCAATCATCTTAGGTTTAATATCGAAGTGCCACGAAAGAATAGCCATATCAAACATAGCGTTGTGCGCTACAGCTAGTGAGTTACCCCAATCAAACGAGTCTAGAAACTCTTTGGTCTTTTGTTTCGTACCGCTAAACCATTGAGTCTCACCCCCCGATTGCTTTACTGCTACGCCAATAACCTCAAACTGATCATCACGTATGTATGCTTCAGTAGTTAGTTTAGATAAAGAATACTGTTTGTCGTAGTACGTCTCAAAGTCTATTGTTAAGATATTCAATCGGCACCACCTTTTAGCTCAAAACGATACGCATCTTGCGTCCACGTTTGTGTTATCTGAATATCCTCAACAAACTCATCATCGTTTACGACCTCGATCAGCGTGCGATCAACAGCATCTAAGTGTTTAAGCTCTTCTATTGCTTGTTGTTTAATCTCATCTTCATCACCATCAGGGTCATTGGTGAACGCTTCCATTTCAAATTCGTACGTGTATGTACGCGTTACAGTAGCTATAACGCTGTGTTTGTAATCCATCATGTTCGCTCCTTAGTTAATATGACATCTCTTCAATCAATATCCTTACGTGGTGTGTGTTCTCCTCGTTTATCACTAGTGCCGTACCCCCAGTATTACGTATAGCTTCCATCTCGCGTTCTTGTAGCGTGGTAGGTTTGTTCTTACCCGCCTTGCACTCAACCGCAAAAAAGTTACCGTTAAAGCAACACACAATATCTGGCACACCACTACGCCCAAAGCCATAAGTCGCAGGGAAAAAGTAGTAAGCCCCAAACTCTTTAAGTATCTTGACTACTTTATCCTTCACTCTTTTCTCAGGTGTACTAGCCATTGTATCACTCCTCTTTACTTTGTCCAACTTCTTTTGTTAACACTTCGCGCATTTTCACCGTGTAACTAGGAAACTGTTGGTAGTGCTCTAGTACCTTCATTGGTAGTCTTAGGTTTACGTGTACCATTGCTTCTTTCTTTCCCTTACCTCGCATCTTGCATCTCCTTTGTTTGTTGTAAATAAAATTGTGTATCGTCTATCTTGACACCCACATCAGTTATCAAAGTATTTGGGTTGGATATACTTAGCATTGCCAAGTGAGTCTTAGTCTCGTCACATAAGTCTTTGTGTTGTAGCGTTTGTATGTTTGAGTTGCGTGCAAATAAGTTGTCCATGTATATGTCATCGCCGTACTTAATCACCAATACACCCTTACCATCTTGCGCTTGCTTTTGCATTTCAGTTATAGCTATAAACGAATCGTAATCCTCGATCATTTGCTCGGCTTTGGATTCATACTCAGGTATGCGTTTAAATATATTTTTTGCTACGCTTCTGTGCTCCGTCATAATTATGTCAAACAACCTATTACAAGGTGATTTTTGAAACTGAAACTTCTGACCGTGAGTCATGTGCTGTGTAGTACCCGCCATGTAGTTAACGTTATTAAGTGCCGCATTTATAGCGACGGAAGATAGGCGTTGTAGCGTATCAAAACGTTCTCGCATTGCTATTGGTTTAATATATTTAAGGATGTTCTTAGTCGCAGTTCTCATACTTTTGGTTCTTTTCCAATCAGTACGCAGCATTTCTTTACTTGTGATACGAGATTTTATTTGGTGGTTGTCATCCCAACCCTCATATTCCCCTAGTTTTTCTCCGTCGTACCAAACATCAAAATCCATACAATCCCAACCATCGTCAGCTTTAGCCCTGTTTGTGTTGCTCCAACCTGTGTTTATTGAAAACGCATACTTAGGGTCTTTCATACGTACAGCATTCATTACCTGTATTACCTCATCATCTATCTCTATCGTATCAAGGCACTCGATAATCTCATTAGCTTTAGTCCTCTCTTCGTAGTAGTAAAGCCCAGTTGCTCCACCGTACGTTAGTTTTATCTTGT